AAGCTGCATCTGGGCCTGCGCCTTCTGCTGCTCGAACTCCATCTTGGCCTGCTCGCGCTGCTGCTCAGCCTGTGCCGCCATGGCCTCGGGATCGGGCTGTTCCTGCTCCTGCACGGGCTGGCCATCAGGGCCAAGCTCGGGCGGTGCGTCCGGGTCCTGCCAGAAGTCCGATCCCTGCCCGATACCCAGATCCCGCACCAACCCGTCCATCGCGTGGAATAGCTGCTTGGGCTTCACCAACCCATTCTGGAAACCGTCGGCCAAGAACGGCGCCAAGGCCATGCGCGCCTGCACCCGCTTGTCCTTGCTGCCCGTGCCCAAGCCGACACGGATAGCCAGATTGACATCCTCCGGCCACTTCGACGGATCAACCAGCTTGTATTGCCCGTCCACCTTGATCTTGAACGGGTCACCCTCACGGCGGCGCAGGCGGTACGACTTGCCGAACAACCGCGACAACCCTTCCGCGAAGTTGCGGGCGATATACTCTTCCTGCTGCTGCCCCTGCGCCTGCATCATGGCGGTGCCAGTCGCAGTCTTGTTGAGCGCGTCGGCATCAAGGCCTTGGTTCAGGCGGGTAATGCCGGTACGCGATTCACGCTCGCCCGTCATCCATTCCATGACGGTCAGCGACTTGCCTACATCGAAATTGACGGTGTAAGGCGCCACTGCGTTAACGTCATCAACTCGGATAGGCGCGCCAGGGATCGAGGAAAGTAGATCGTCAATCGTATTTTCGTTAGACGCTCCGCTACGGGTGCTAACGATCGGTCGCGGCATGTTGGCGTTGTACATGCCGTCGAACAACTGCCGTGCCACCGTCGAGCGGGCAAGCTGGATATCCATGACCTTGTCAGCCAGCGAATAGCCAACCAGCCGGTGCGGACGCGGGAACGGGCAGAACACCACGAACGGCTGCTCGTCCACCGTCTCGATGGCATGCTCGCCATCAGCCCAGCGCATCACGTCACGCTCGACACGGAACACCTTCACGCGCTCGGCAATACCGTCACCGTCGATGTCGATGCGCGCATATTCCTCCCAGAGTTGCACCTGCTGTAACGCGGGCATGCTTTCCGGATCGGGATCGTAACGATCGTCGTTTCGGCCATCGGGCAAGCGGCTGTAGGTCGGCAGCGCATAGACCTGTTCGCGCTCGAAGCCCATGTCCACCAGTTCGGAACGCGTCTTGATCGACACATGCGCCAGATAGTCCGCTTCATCCTCATGGCGGGCACGCGCGGAATAACGGAACTCCTCTGCCGGTACAGCCTCGGCCACGAAGCGCTTGCGCCGCGTCTCCGTCTTTAGCGACAGCGTGAACGTGCCATCACCGTTGTCATGTTGGTCCTCGATCTCGCCGTCGAAACCCTCCAACTCCACCGGATCCGCAATGGTAACGCGCTCGCGCAACACGCGCTCTTCGTCCACCATCATCGTCTTCGTGACGCCGTACCGCTCCATCAGCCCGCACGTCAGCCAGTCGTGCAGCACCCGATAGCCGTCCTGATCGCGCATGAAGCTGTAGCCGATTGCCGCGGTAGCCTCATCGGCCATGGCTTCATCGGCTTCGTCCGTGGCCTCAAACTCAACGACCCGATCGCCGCTGATGAACGTCCGCAGCACGGACGGCACCATGTAATCGATCGTCTCCTGCACGTCCGGCAGAATGATCTGGCTGCGGCCCTCGACCTCGTTACCGAATGGACGCGCCTCGTAATAATCGCGCGCGAGGTCTTGGTACCCCCGCATCCGCTCCCATTCGCTATCGGCCGCTTCGGACTCGCGGACTAGTGCGTCAACCAGCTCGTCCATATCGATGCCATCCGGCTTCTGCGGCTCTTCCTGCCAGCCTTCGATGCTGTAAAGATCGGGAGCAGTGGCCATTAGCGATTCCAAACGTTTGAAGGAATAACGAATTTTCGCCCTTTGGCAAACATAGCTTGCCGAATCTGGGCCTTGTTCTGAGGCGTTGACCAAAGAGCCGCCATGGCTTCCTTCAAACCCTTTTCGGCGTTCTCATCAGCCATCAAACAACTCCCCGGCGCAACTTGCTTAGGTCCAATGTAACAGCTTTACGCGGTTCTTCATAGGCCACGCAACCAGTTCCGAACGCATCCGCGCTATGTGACGACCAGTCGTGGTTCGGTCCAAGTCCGATACCGCGGTCTGTGTCGCGCTTTTCGTGATACCAGCCCAGCGCCTTCAAACCAGAAGCACACTTGGTTTCATCGAACCGCATACGAGGGAACAACTGCCGCGCCTTCTCAACCCGCTGCATCGCCGCGCCCTTGCCCTGGTTCGACACGACCTCGACACCGTAGCCCGCAGATTCCAGCGCCTTGCGATACGACGTGTCGAACACCTTGTCCTGCGTATCGCCGTCATGTGGAAGCCAGATCTTGCAACGGTCTGGCGTGTAACCCTGTGAGCGCATCCAGTTCAAATGCGCCGATACCGGCTGCCCCTGCTGCTCGTAATGGTTCGTCCAGCGTATCTCCGTGCCAACGAACTGCGCAGCCCAGAACACGAAGTTGTCCGCCTTGGCACCTGTGCCACCGATGTCAGTGAACAGCCGCACGATAAGGTTTGGATCCTCGCTGACGAAGCCGATGCGGTTTTCCTCACGTGCTTTGGTCAGGTTGGGGGCAAAGTAGGCACCCTCAACAACACGAATGAAGTCACCTTCCCATATGTGATCGTAGAGGTGGGGGCGTTCTTCCTTGTCCCGCAATCGCACGCGGTCTAGGATGTCAGGAAACCAAGGATTGTCCTTGTAATTCAACTCGATAATCTTAACCCGTTCGCCGCTGTTGTTGCGAAAGCGCTTGTTAGTCGGACTTTCCTCGCGCTCAGGATTCCAAGTTACCCACAGCTCCGAGTCTTCTTCACGTAGCGTCGGGATAAGCTTCGTCCAAGCCTCATCCGTGACAGTCTCGGCTTCGTCCACCCAGCAAAGCAGGATGCGCGCCTTGGACTTCACGCTATCAATGTTGCGATCAAGTCCGGTAAAGCTGTACGTCACCCGGCCGTCCGCGGTGCGGATATACTTCTCGCCAATATCGAAATAAGGAAGCAGCCAGTCCGTCTCGCGGATCGCAGCCTTGATCTCCTCTAACGAGGAATCCGCCAACGAGTTCATAAAGACACGGCCGCAAAGGATAATTCCCTCACGGCCTGCTTGTGACCACATCAACGCCCGAACCGCAGTCATCTTGGCGAAGGTTCTAGTTTTGCCGCTACCGCGACCACCCCAAGCACCGCGAACGTCTGCCTGTCCATCGAACACAGGGACAAGCTTTTCGGGCATTTCTATACGGACTGTGGTCATTGCGGCGAAACTGGAGCCAACTCAATCTTGGTGATTTGCAAAGGGCCGCCGTCGGCGCCGGTGATTTGCATCGGGAGCACCTTGCCCAGCAAGGCCATGAAAGCGTTGGGGTTTTTGTTCGCTTGGTCTTCAAGATAGCCGACCATGCCTTTGTCTCCGCCAGCCTTCTCTGCCGCCTGCAAGATAGCGTCTTTCAGGAGCGCCGTGGTCTTGTTAGGCACACCCTTAGGGCGACCCTTGCCGGCCTGAGCAAGAAACCCCGGCGTGATCCGCTTATCGTCCGTATTTTGCGGCTGGTCCATCACCCAAACATAGCCCGAAAGACCGGCATCATCAAGTGAGCCAACAACATGCCCAAGCCGAAGCTTGCGTAGAGGACAAAGCCCAAACCGCTGAGCCACAGCAGAGGCTTAGCGAGCTTGAAAACACCACGTATTACGGCTGCATCTGCCGCAGCTAAATCATCACTCACTTCCCATCATCCCACATATGCACCCGCACGGCCTCGATGGCGGCAAGCGCTAGAGCGTTTAAGCTATCTTGAGGAATGGGCCTGCCGTATTCAGCAGCCCAATAAATATCATTGTCGGTAGTCAGCACTGGCTCAATCGCCCGAGCCACCTGCTCCACCAAAGCCTCGTCATCCAGGATCATGTACGACGCTCCGTGTCTAGCTGGCGAATAATGGACTGAAGATATTCTTCAGTGATCTTAGTTTCGCCTTCGATGTGGCCAGTTGTATAAGCCAAAAAAGACACCGCTGCTGTCCATACGATTAGCGCAATTGCCATGCTACCTTCCCTCCCAATGATTATGGTCGGAACACGCGCGACCAAGCACCTCATCCAAGGACATAAAGATTCCTTTATATAGCGGGGCTCTGCTCGGAGGTTCAGGTGGCGCAACAGTCGGATCGACAAGATGGCAGTCGCAATCATGCGGCGGGTCGTTCCAGATCGCGCAATCGCTGCGGTGGATTTGCTCGCACATGCTACTCTCCCTTTCGGTGGGTGGGGGTGGACAGAACACCATCTTTGCGGGGTGCGCGCTGGGGAATGTCAGAACGGCGAGTGCACCAGCTCTTACCGTTTCCGCCGTAGTTGGCCTGATCCTGAACTTCGGTTTTGCCACATTGATGACAATGTCGCTCCTGCACCGCGTACCAACCGACTAGTTGATGGGCATAAAGGACAGTGCCGCGATCGGTGATGAGCCAGTCTGACCATTTGTGCCGATGCCAGATGCTCACCGCCCCGCTTCCTTTTCGAGGGCGCGACCGCGTTTCAGAGCTTCACGGACCGCATCTTCGGTCGTCTCAAGCTCGTTCTCTTCCCACCGATGCAGGATAAACTGGACCTCAGCCTCATCCGCATCAACCGGCTCGAGCAGCGAAACACCGGCATCTCGAACAGCCTTCAACCCGTCCACAATTGCGCGGCGCTCGTCTTCCCATCCTCGCCCATCAAGAGCGACGTTCATGGCTGCTGCGGCTTCGGCCAGCTGCATCACAGCGTCGCGCTGGGCCTTAGATACGGGTGCTTCTGGCTCAGAAAGGGTCTCATTAGTAGTGAGACCCTTTACAGCTCGACGCTCAGCCAACTGTCCGATCAGAGCGGACAGTTCAACAGCGTCCTGCACTGTGCGTTGGATACCAACGATGGACACCGTGCCGTCACCGTTGTCTCGCGCTGCAAGCTCACGCACAGCGCCGATAAGCCGCTCAACCACCTCCGGCCCCACCTCACTCGGGCTTGGCGCTGGGTGGGGCTTGAAGGCGGTGTAGTGGGGGTGATCGGCGGGGAGGCGGATATGGGTAATGATAGACCAAGCCCATTTCTCGATAGGATAAGATCGATCGCGGTTTCCAACCCATCCCCAAGATGTGCGAGCAAAACCTTGACTGCCAGACGGGAAGTCGGAAATCTCCAACCACTCCGGCCGCTTGCCATCGATCGCGATCTCCGGCCCCCAGACGATCTCGGTCATGCTGCCGTCTCCGCTGTGGGGGTGGCGATGGCGGCGGTAGACTGGAGAACGGCGCGAGCCTGTTCAGCGTAGCCCCAGGAACACAGCGCCTCCGCATCGTTGATTACGTCGCCGTAGTTGTCGCTGCTGTAGCCGCCGAACATATCATCGTATGGCCCGTCTGGCTTCTTGATTGGCGCTGAACCGGCGATCTTAATCAATGCTTGGCGGTAGGGCTCAACGTGACCAGCGGAAGCCATCTCAAGATTGCACGCGCCACACGGTGCGCCCGCGCCACCGCAGCACTCGGCTCCGTTGGTAGACCCAGCCCAAGGGTAATCGCGGTGGTTCTCGCAAACCCAACCGGTGCCAGCGCAATTGCGACAAGCCACGTTATCCATCTCACTCATGCCCCATTCTCCAATTCGAAACGGTCTGCGGCGAAGGCTTGGCGGGCAATGTCGTGCGTTTCATTAACTGCTTTCACCGGACCGCAGCCAACTGCACAGCAAGAACTGGCATAGGCAGCCTCCTCACAAACCAAGATGATCTCCCGCAGCGCCGCCTCGTACACCGCCAGCCGTTGGAGTTTGGCAGCCTTGCGCTTGCGGTAGGCGCGGGCGTGGTCTGCTTGGGTTTTCATGCTGCAGCCATCGCGTTGTCATAGACGACACGAGCCGCCTCGACGGCATCCTCAGCATCCTGCCAACGCTGCCACATCGCAACGTTGCTGCTCATCGAAACCCAGTCGGCCTTGGCATTGGCTTCAACGATCTTTGCTGCGTTCATTGCCTTAGCTGCGTACCGTACGTTGCTCATCTGTTGGGCGTTCATGACTGCGTCTCCTTGTTGATCCACTTATGACGCCATATCGCCATACCGTCAACCCCCACCAAAAACTTTTTTCTCACCCCACAACCACGGCAGGGGGAGGGGTTATATCCAAGTCTCTATATAGCTCGCCCGCAACCGCCACCATCCATCGCAACGCAGCCGCTGCATCGACCGCCGTGGCGCAATCATCGCCTGATGCCCTAGGGGTAGCCATATGCCGTCACGGCAGTCGCGGGTGGGGGAGCGGCGGGTGATCATTGTTCCTGAATGGCCCTGCGTATCTCGGTCAGCACTCCGTCGATCGCCATCAGGCGGTCATCCAGCTCGCTCAATCGGTAGGATACCAGCAGCGCGGCCAGTGCAATCGGGTCTCCTGCTTCAGCTTTTTGGCTTAGCATACGGGCAACTTCGGTGGTCTTCATCGTCCTCATTCCTCTCATTGCTGGAAACCCGTCGTTACCCCTCATTTTCATCCTCATTCCCCCGCCCCCTCTTTAGAGGGGCGGGGAATGAGGAAATGAGGAATGACGGATTTCCGTGGGTTTCAAAATCATTATCTCATTCAATCTCATTCGATGTATAGATTATGAGGTAATGCTCAAAACACGATTTGCGGCTTCTCGATTGACCTGCAAACCCTTCGCTGCGCGCCCCTGGATAGGGTCACGAAACTCGCACTCCGACACGACGCCAGCTTCCATTAAATGCGCCAGCAGCTTGCGGGATTCGGCTTCTTCGGTGCCCATCATGTCGGCAATCAGATAGCCAATCCAACGCTTGGAATTGTTGGCCTTGGACTTGCCGAACGGCATGTCGGTGGCAGTACCATCTTCCTCGACAAAACCATCTTCCATTGCCGATAGAAGCCGCAAAACTGCATCCGGCGAATAGGCCGCGATGCCGTCCGGATACCATGGCTTTAGCGCCCCGACCTCATCGCCGCCCTCACTGTCTTCGCGCGGGCCGTTCTGAAGCACCACGGAAATCTTCTCGAACCACGTGCGCCCACCGATCAGCGAATTATTCGACTTGGCATCGTCGTACCGCACATAGCGGAAACGATTTTCCTCTTTAACGCTGAGGTCGCTGGCTTCGGTCTTTGACATCACGAACAGCGTTGCCGCCAGTCGCGCCGAGTTGACGATGGCGCCACCCCCACGAATCACGTCTGCGCTGCCCGCCTTATCATCCGACCCCTTGGTGGTATGATGCACCAGATAGACCGCGGCACCTGTCGGCCGGGCGATCTTGTCCCGCCAAATCTTCATGGCCCATTTGGTGTCGCCGTTGCTATTTTCGTCGCCGTCGAACGTCTCCGCGAACGGGTCCACGATCACCACGTCAATCTTGTGGTGCTTGATGACATCCACGAGCTGATCCACAAGCGGCGTGGCAACCAGCATCTTCTTCTTTTCGTCGGGCTGCGACATCAGGATATTTTCCGGCGCATCCGCCAGCATAATCATGCCACGCTCCGCGTCGAACTCCATGACCGATCGCGCGGCAACCATGCGCCGCCGCTGTTCATGGATGTCATCCTCTGCGTTGATGACTAGCACACGACACTTGCGCTTGGGCTGCCATTTTCCCCACGGCTTACCTGCCGCCAGCATCAAGGCCATTTGAAGCGTAAATACCGACTTCCCGGTGCCTCCAGGTGCGGCAAGGATGTGCGTGGATCCCGCCAGCAACGCGCCGGGAATGATCCACGGACGCAACGGTATGTCCGCTTCCTTGAAGTCCATGGCATCCACGAACGAGATAGCGCATGGCGGCGCCGCTGCCGGCGGCTCGGGGCGATTGGCGAAGTCGATCAAGCCTTGCCGGAACGTTGCAGCGACAGCCTCCACACCTTGCTCGATCATCTGGCCGTTGAAGTCGTCGTCCCCACTGGCAAGCTGCGGCGGAGCAATGACCGGCACCCCCAATTCCGCGCCAAGCTGCTCCATGGCAGACAGGCCCTTGCGATCCGCGGCAATGACCACGCCCACACCGGCAGCGATCATCTCCCGCGCGATATTCTCGACCTGACCCGCACTGAAGGCGATGCACACCTTGTCGGGCACGGCCTCATAGATAGATGCGCCTGTGGCGAATCCTTCGCAGATAGTAACGCGGCCAAAGCCGATGCCGATGTAGAAGCGCGCCCCGACTGTAGGGGCATCTTTCTGGAACCGCTTGGTTCCATCCGGTGCGATCGACTGGACGTTGATGATGTCTCCATTTGCGTCCCACATCGGCACAAGGAGATTATCACCCTCCATGCGCGCACCGCAAGGCGCGACATGCTTGCGCTCCAGATAGCCTTGCGTGCCTTCAACGTCGCGCGCCCGATCCCAACGACGGTTCGCCTGCTCGATAGCGGCTTTGCGCAACTGCTGGGCAATGGCTTCCTGCGCCGCCAGCCATTCCTTGCGCTTCTGCCGGTCGGTATCGGATAGCTCGATAGACTGACCGCCGGTCAATCGGCCCACGGCCTCGGCAATGGTAATGTGCTCGATCTTGGAAACGAAATCGATCACATCGCCATGCGCGCCGCAGCCGAAGCAATGCCAATGCTCGTCCGATTCCTTGAACTTCAGACTAGGGCTGTTCTCGTTGTGGAACGGGCATAGGCCCTCATACCAACCGCTGTGCTTGCGCAATTTAATCGCGCGGCCGATTACCTCATCAAGCGGGTAATTCTGCTTGATGGCGTCGAAGTCGTGGCCTTTCATGCCGCCGACCCCTGAAGGTAGTCAGATAGCGCCTTTACGGTCGCATATGTCGGCTCGTTGCCCCGCTTGATGAGGTTGTAAATCTTCATATAAGGCACGCCGCTACGCCGGCTTACCTCCATCAAATTTCGGTCCTCCAGCTTGTCCTTGATGTCGGTGGGCGTCAGCATGTTTTTCCCTCGTGCTAAAATTGTTGCTTGACTACTAACGCGAGCCGCGTTCATAAGCAACCCCGCAAGAGAGAAAGGAAACCAAATGAGCGTCCTTGCCACTGGCCGGGTATCGACCCGGCGCCCCCTGATCGCCACGCTGGTAGGCGGTCCCAATACCGGAAAATCATCCCTCGCCTGTACCTTCCGCAAGCCGTATCTGCTGCGGACCGAGGGCGAGAACGTCCCCAGCGACATTCCCGACGCCCGCCTGCCCGCCGGTCCAGAAGAGCCTATGGCGGATGCCGCCGAGCTGTGGACGCAGCTCAAGGCTCTGCATGAAGACGAACACGACTTCGCGACGCTGATCGTGGACAGCACGTCCGGTCTGGACGAGATGTTCGCCAACCAGGTTATGAAGGACAGCGGCAAGAACACGCTTGCCACCGCACTTGGCGGCTACGGCGCCGGCTATGAGGCCGTTGCCGCAATGCACGGCCGGGTGCGCAAGATGGCAGAGATCCTGCGCCGTGACCGCGGCATGTCCACGATCTTCATTGCGCATTCGGACATCATCCGTCTGGAGCCGCCGGACAGCGAGGGGTACACCTCGCACAGCCTGCGCCTGCACAAGAAGTCGATCCGGCATTACGTCGATAGCGTCGATCTGGTCGGCTTCATCAAGCAGGAAACCATCCTCAAGGGCGAGGAAGGCCAGAAGAAGGCCATCACCACCAATAATCGCGTGCTGGTAGCGTATCTCACCCCCGCCAACGTCAGCAAGAACCGCATGGGCATCACCGAGGACCTGCCGTTCGAGTTTGGCGAGAACCCAATTTACCGCTGGATGAAGGAAAACACACCCAAGCTAAAGGCAACGGAGGAAGAAAATGCCGACGCTGCTTGAGAGAGTAACGGAATGGCTTGTTCATCAACAGAACAAGCATGGTCTGGGCGAAAGTTACGTAAGGGATTACGTAAACGATTGGTCTAATTACGAATTGCTTGAAGCAATTAGTGAAGCTTTGGCAGAGAAGGAAGCATAATCATGTCGTTTTGGGACCTGAGCGAAGGCGGCAGTGCCGTCAGCACCGAGAAGGAATACAACGCCGGTGGCGGCGACTTCGAGCCACTGCCTAAGGGCACGTCCGTGCTGGCCTTGGTGGCCGATGCGGCATGGAAGGCCGTCTATCAGCGCGACGAGAAGTTCGTGAACGTCAAGTGGCAAGTTGTGAAGCCGGAAGCCTATGCAGGCCGCATCCTTTTCCAAAAGCTGTTCGTGTCGGATGCTGACCCCAACACGCCGCCTGACAAGATGCCTGCCAAGCGCGACAAGCACAAGAAGATGCTGATGGCGATCGACGCCAACAGCAAGGGCCGCTTGGCGAAGCTGACCACCGCACCCACCGACGACGAGCTGGCGCTTGCGCTGACCAACTCGCAAGCCGTGCTGACGCTTGGCGTGTGGGACAAGGACGATGGTGCAGGCGGCAAGACGCCTGGGGGAAATTGGGTGCAGGCGGTGAAACCGAAGTCGGCACCTGTGACGGAGGTCGCGAGCAAGGCGAAGCCGAAGGCGGCGGCGTTTGCTGATGATCCTTTTGACGACGATGTTCCGTATTGACCCACCCCTGACCGGACGCCGCCCCGTAGCAAAGGGCGGCGCGAGGATGAGAGATGGAG